ACAAGCGCCTGAGAGAACACCTGAGACGGAAGGCTGAAATTGAGGAAGAGTTTGAAAAGAGAGGAGAGACTCTCGATAGGAAAAAAGAAGCAGAACTTAAAAGGATTGTCGATGAAGGGTATAATGATCCAGAGAAGTTAGCTAAGGAACTAGCTAAAGCTTTTGGGATAGAATAATGTTTAGGAAAATATTATCGCTTTATTTGGCGATTTTTATGATGGCTCCGGCCATCGCCATAGCGGCAGATATTGAGCCATCCCCCGCCTATATTGTTTTACCCATTGAGGCTGGCGACATCGTACCTTTTGATGGAGTGCTGTTATCACTGGAAGCCGCGGCAAAGATTGTAACTGAAAAGAAGTTTGAAGATGCCGAGTGCGACCTTCGCATCGGGTATGAGCTTCATATACAAGAAGAAAAATATCAACTGCAACTTGATTACAAAGATATTGAAATCACCTCCTGGAAAGATAAGTATGAATCAATGATGATTCTCAAGGTGGCAGAAAACGATCGCTTGACAGAGCTGGTGTTAAAACAAAAGCCAGCTCAAGGTCCCCTTTTGGTTGCCTTAGGTTTTGGAATCGGAACCCTTACTTCTTTGGGGATTTTTGCACTGTCAACGGAGATAGTTCGTGAGTGACAATACGGATTATGTCGCAAGACTAGAAAAGGCAATTGCACAGAAATATGGAGACGAAACGGTTACTAATCCCAAGAGTCTCTGGGACGTCGATAAAGAGAAAGAATATCTTCAACAGACCAAAGAGGAGCGGAGCAGGCTAGCAAAACTTGCTGAAACTCAAGACAAAGTAGAACAAGACGGATTTTTAATAAACAAAAAACTACTTAATAGAGATCATAAGCGGGTCTGTCCTGTTTGCGAGAAATATTCTTTTCATCCTAAAGATGATTTGTATATGAATAAGTTTGGAGCATGTCTCCCTTGCTATATACAATACGTCGAGGGTCGCGAAGAAAGATGGGCAACCGGCTGGAGACCACAAGAGGAAGAATAACATGGCAACAGTATACGAAATCATTCAAGGAATTAACCAAGCAGCTGCGAATTGTTACGACGGCGCTCACGAAGCATCGCTAGCAACTGATGGTAAGGCTCGCGAAGCCGGACTAAAGCGCGAAGACGGTCACTACATTAATGACCGCCGAGTCATGGATGGGTTTGGAGTTAAGTTTCATGGACCAGTTTTACGTTTAACATATCAAGCCGAGACGCGTCTAAAAGAAGTGCAGTCAAACGGTTTTGAAGACGAAGTAGCGTCCCGCTTACATGAGATAGTCAAGTTCCTGAAGAAAGAATATAAAGCCATTACCGGCAATACTCTCACCTTGACCAAAGAAGGAGATCATCATATTCTAGTACAGCGGATCTCTAACTACCGCACAGATGTACAAGCACATTGTGATTATATGATCGGGGGGCTCAAAGGCGTCGTGGGCGTTAACGAAGGCTCCAGCGAGGAACGTTTAGATAAGGCTGTGAGAGACTGGTTGTCTCAAGGTCCCAAGAACAAGCGCCCCAAGAATGATACTCGCAAAGGTAAGTAAGAAATGCTATGGGGAATGCGCTAACAAAGCAAGAAATAGTAAAAGAGATAGTTAAGGCCGGCAAAGACCCGGTATATTTTACAATTAACTACTGCCGTATTTCACATCCTCAGCGAGGCTTAATTCCATTTAAAGCATACGACTATCAGCAAGAACTGCTGAGAGATTTTAATGACTATCGTTTCAATATAATTCTCAAAGCTAGGCAGCTGGGGATCTCCACAATCTCTGCCGCTTATATCGCATGGCTTATGCTTTTCCATCGCGACAAAAATATTCTTGTTATTGCCACCAAATTGCAGACCGCTACCAATCTGGTTAAAAAAGTAAAAGCCATCATTAAACATCTTCCAGACTGGATGAGAATCACTGAGATTACTGTCGATAACCGGACTTCATTCGAACTATCAAATGGATCCCAAATTAAGGGCTCCTCTACTTCTGGTGACGCTGGTCGTTCCGAAGCCCTCTCTCTTTTAGTTATTGATGAGGCAGCCCACGTTGAAAAGCTCGACGAGCTGTGGACCGGTCTGTATCCCACACTTTCAACGGGAGGTCGCTGCATCGCGTTATCCACCCCTAATGGCGTCGGTAACTGGTTCCATCAGAATTGTGTAGAAGCAGAAGCCGGCACGAATGATTTTTATATGACGACATTGATGTGGGACATCCATCCCGATCGAGATCAGCCTTGGTTTGAAAAAGAAACCAGGAACATGTCTAGGCGTCAGATTGCTCAAGAGCTTGAGTGCAACTTTAATGTTTCCGGCGAGACGGTCATACACCCCGACGATATCCAGTGGTATCTAGAGAGGGTAAAGAGCCCAGAGTATCGAACCGGGTTTGACAGAAACTATTGGATTTGGAAAAAGCATGATCCTCAGAAACCTTACTTGCTGGTTGCCGACGTCGCCCGCGGCGACGGCAGAGACAACAGCGCGTTTCATATTTTTGAATTAGAAACCATGGAAGTGGTGGGAGAATATATAGGAAAACCCACTCCTGATGACTTTGCTGATATTCTTTATAGTGTTGCTGCGGAGTACGGAAACCCAATGTTAATTATTGAAAATAACAATATAGGATACGCAGTACTTAAAAAATTGATAGATAAAGAGTATCCTAACTTATATTACTCTAGTAAAGGAGATCACCGATATATTGATCCAATCACCGCTCAATGGCAATCTAATGCTATTCCGGGGTTTACAACTTCTTCAAAGACTCGACCGCTGATTGTAGCCAAGATGGAAGAGTTTATGAGAAACAAACTAATTACTATTAACTCTAATCGTTTGCTTTCGGAAATGAAAACCTTTATTTGGCATGCCGGAAGACCACAAGCGATGAGAAGTTATAATGATGACTTAGTAATGTCATTTGCTATTGGATGTTGGGTAAGAGATACAGTGATTGTAGAAAGTCTAAAAGATGTTGAGTATAGCAAAAGCTTTATCTCTTCTATTTCGACAGCAAAAACTAACATTTCCACGACCATCCCAGGAATGACTGGACATAAGATTACGAAAGAAAACCAAAGGGCTTCCGAAGCGGCAGAATTTAATGAAAAATATATTGGTTTAATAAAAGGTTAAAAAATGGCAAACAACGACAAGAATCCAAGAAACCCAGCTTCACCGCTGTTTAAGAGATTAACGCGACTCCTCTCGGGTCCTATTGTTAATTATCGTACACAGGTCGCACGACAAGAGCGGCGAAATGATTTAGAAAAATATCGCTATCGTTTCCGATCTATGAGCGGACAGGAGTTCCGCAGGCATGATAGCAACATGTCTCAGAACTACAACATGTTCACTTCGGCAGCCTTCCGAAACCAAAACCGTGCAGAGCGATACGTTGATTTCGAACAGATGGAATATATGCCCGAGATCGCCAGCGCTCTCGATATCTATGCAGATGAGATGACAACATCAAACGAGTATGATCGTCTTCTAAATATTGAATGTTTAAATCACGAGATTAAAACTATTCTTGAGTCACTTTTTTATGATGCACTTAACATTGAGTTCAACGCATTCGGATGGGCGCGCTCAATGTGCAAGTATGGAGACTTCTTTTTATATCTTGACATTGATGAAAAGCTCGGTATCACATCAGTCATTGGCATGCCAGGCAATGAAGTAGAGCGCCTTGAGGGTCAGGATGATTCAAATCCCAACTATGTTCAGTACCAGTGGAACGGCGCCGGAATGACGTTTGAGAGTTGGCAGGTCGCACACTTCCGCATTTTAGGTAATGATAGATACTCGCCCTACGGCACATCGTGCCTAGATCCCGCGCGCCGCATTTGGCGCCAACTTGTTTTGCTTGAGGATGCAATGATTGCTTACCGTGTTGTCCGCGCTCCGGAACGACGCATTTTCTCGATTGATGTTGGGAACATCCCTCCTCAGGACGTCCCACAATATATGGAAAAGGTGAAGACTGAAATGAAGCGCAACTCGGTTGTGGATGCTTCTACTGGTCGAGTCGATCTTCGCTATAACCCCCTTTCGCTAGAGGAAGATTATTTTATTCCCATGCGCGGTGGCGTAGGTTCTGATATTAAATCCCTTGCCGGCGCTTCAAGTCTTAACGATATTGATGATGTTAAATATCTCCGCGACAAGCTATTCGCGGCAATTAAAATTCCGCAGTCTTATCTCACCAATCTTGAGGGAGGCGATGAGGATAAGACTACTCTCGCGCAAAAGGACATTCGATTTGCGCGCACGATTCATAGGCTCCAGAGATCAGTTATTTCGGAACTAGAGAAAATGGCCATTGTACACTTGTATACTTTAGGCTACCGCGGCCAAGATCTTCTTTCTTTTAAGATCACACTAAACAATCCCTCGCGTCTTGCAGAACTGCAGCAGCTAGAGTATATGCGAACTAAGTTTGAGACAGCGACCGCCGTCCCTGAGGGGACTTATAGCAAGCGCTGGGTCGCCCATAATATTTTGGGACTTTCTGATTCGGAATTCCTTCGCAATCAGCGAGAAACCTTTTATGATAGAAAGTACCAGCAGGATCTAGAAGGCCTCGCTGAAGAGGGCGCGATGGATGAACTTGGCGGCGAGGGTGGCATGGGAGATCTCGGCGGTGACGAAGGTCTAGGAGATCTCGGCGGTGACGAAGGTCTAGGAGATCTCGGAGGCGAAGAAG